CGACACCGGCACGCTGGCCGCTCGCCTGGGCAATACGCCCGAGGCTGACGGCGATGGGCAGCTCTACCGTGGCCGTGGGCTTTTGCAGATCACCGGGCACGACAACTACCTCGCGTGCAGCAAAGCCATGTTCGGCGACGATCGACTGTTGAAGACGCCTGAACTGCTGGAGCAGGCCGAGTGGGCGTGCAAGTCGGCGGCCTGGTTCTGGAATTCGCGCAACCTGAACGCGCTGGCTGACACTGGGGATTTTATTGGCGTCACGAAGAAAATAAACGGCGGGACCAATGGCCTTGCCGAGCGCCAAGCATTCTATAGTGCGGCGCTGAAGGTTCTTGCGTAGTTGTGCTTGTAGTCGGTAGAACGCCGTAGATAGGGTAGGCCCGCACGGGTGGCGGGCCTTATGTGTACTCAATCGTGGCCGTTTTTCAGTGCGCGCGTGATAGCCTCGACGCACTCAGGGCAAGCCACCAGTCTGCCCTGCTGCTCTCCATTGAGCGCGGCATGAGTCGGATCGATAAAGAACGGCTCGCCAAATCCGCCCGGGCGGCCGCGCCACGTTTTGCCTTTGCGATCTACATCGCCAAATCCAATGCACTTAATCCAGTCGGGTCTGTCGCTCATCCTGAGTTTCCTTTCGTGTGGGTGGCGGGCTTGTCGGGGTTACGGCTTGCGGTAGCCGTGAGCATGCAGATCCTCGGCAATGCCGCGCAGGCCGCGCTCACTATCGCGATTGACCAGCCAGTTTAGGATGGCTTCAACTTCTTCCGATGTGCGGATAGGGCGAAGCGCCTCAAGCGTCACAAAGTCGGTCTCAAGGTCATCACTCAGAACAACCCACCCTCCCTTTCGGTGCGCCACCACTTCGCACTGCATCCACTCGCCACCGTCGAAGTATTCGCACCGAGCCCCAACCTGCGGATACCCTTCGCCATCCCACTCAATCCGCGCTACGTTTTGCGATTCGTCGTTTTGTGGCGCTGCAATCTGAGCATCGACAGTGGCTCGCCATTCTTCGCGAGTGACTTCGGCAAGCTCCCAATCACTAGACTTTTCAGTTTCGATAATGATCGGCCCTCCGCCAGCAATGTAAACCTGGCCAAAAGATCCCTGAACCAACGCAGCGTCTCCAGCAGGCCAAGCCTTCAATTCACGAGCCAAAATATCTACGAGCTTCATGTTCTTCCCCTTTTAGTATTTTTCCATCCGGGGGATTTAAACCCCCGGTCGGTCGTTGTATTCCGTGGCCTGTAGCGGTGTGGTAGCTGAAAAGCTGCTGAAACAGGTATTGAGGTAATCTATCTAGTCCCTACAGAGAGACTAATTATATTAATGGCATCTGACTTGAAGTCAGCCAATAGTCCCTTTCTATTGACATCCTCTCCGCACTAAATGGCGGGGATTCCTACAGCTAGACGGCGATGTCCCGCCGCGAGAATGTTCCGGGCCGCATTGATATCGCGGTCGTGGGCTGTACCGCAGCCTACGCAGGTCCATTTTCTTATTCGCAAGCCAGATCTACCTTTCGGACTGCTGCCGGAGATAGCTCCGCAGCACGAGCAGGTTTGGGTGGTATATCGTTCATCAACTACTTCAAAGACAACGCCTGCCCGCTGGCACTTTTTCTCCAGCATTGTCTTTAACTGGCTCCATCCCGCATCAAGCGTGGACTTAGCCATTTTGGTTTTCACCAGCTTGGCGCTGGCCACATCGCCAACAAACACGGCTCCGTAGCGCCTCGCAATCTGGGTCGTGAACTTGTGCCCGGCATCTTGGCGCTGGTTACGGATTTTTGCGTACAGAGCCCTTACTCGCGCCTTTTTTCCTGCGCGCTGCGCCAGACCTATTTTTTGCTCAGTGGCACGATACTGACGGCCCACAAGCACATCGCCATCTGACGTGGTGGCCGCCATTTTAAGGCCAAGATCGATTCCTACGGCATCGGTACCGCTGGCGGTCTTGCCTTCTACCTGGATGGACGCATTGAAGTACCAGCGACCACGGGAGTCCTCGCTAAAGTTGCCAGCCCTAAGCTCGTATTGGCCTAGGCCGTAGCTATCCCAAACTCCCAGCTTATGGCCTAAGAACTGTATCTGCCCGGACTTGTATTTCGCCGCGCCGATCTTGAACGGCACCCAGCCAAGGCTGTACTTCGGACTAGTCCTGTTCGATACACGCCAGTTCAGCCTTTTGCGCTTGAACTGCTTGCGCTTGGCGGCGTACTCCGCGCCCACCTCTTGAATGGTGTGGCTGCCAATGGTCACTCCATCGACCTTGCTAAATCCGTTGGTGTACTTCTGCAAATCGAAGGCAGACATGTATACCGAGCGCTCGCGAATTGAACGGGAACTGAGCTCGTTCAAAAAGTTCCAGACCTGATTCACATCGCGAGCCATCTGCCTAAGCAGTGGGGCATGCTTGTCTTTTATCCGGACCCTTAGCGTTTTGGTATACATGCTCATATTCAGACCTCCTTGTTGGTCGGCTCTTCGCTGTCGCAGGCGTAAACGTCACCGCTAGGCGCGCCAGCCGCGACTGCCTGAGCTAATTTATCGAATGCCTCCCTACGCAGCGCTGAATGGCCGGCATTCTTCTTCAACTGGTCAAGCTCAGTACGCTGCCAGGCAATGACCTTGTTCGCCTCATCTAGAGCCGAGCGAAGCCCGTCGCGACCCTCGGTCATGCGGGCAAGATCGGCCTGCGCCTGCTCCAGCTGATCCCGCAAGGCGTCCACCTTGTTGACGGCCCGGTCATACTCGCCCTTGCATTCGCCAAGCTCGTCGCGCAGCCGCTCAATCTCATCCTTCGCCGCCTGAAATCCAGCAGCCGCATACACGGCCTCGCTTTCAAGCCGTGCGATGGTGGCTTGCAGTTCGGCGAGTTCGGGCGGGGCAGCGTAGAGCGCTACACCTTTCACATAGTCATGTTCTCCAGTGTCTGTATATGGGCGGTAGAAATGATCCAATCTCTGGAATGAAAGCTCGTTCCCCATGTTTGTGTTCATGTACAGCCATGCCCTTGGCTGGCGCTCGAAGACAGGGGCAACCATTCCGGCAGCGTCGCCGATATGGTTGGGGGCGGCGGCGATCATCGCCTCGTAGCACAATGCGGCGCAGACGGTCCCCGTGTACTCGCACGATGGAGCTCCAGCCTCTTTCATTTCGTCGGTCGGCTCGACCGGCACTAGCTTCCATTCCTTGCTCATCACTCACCCCTTCGTTTATTTGTCGCCGGACTGCCCGGCCTCATTTGCCAGCGCCTCAAGCGCGAACTGCACGGTGTACGGTGCTGACCGATGCTGGTCACTGCCATCTTCCGCAAGGTAGTAGCGCATCATCCGGTCGCTGACCCCGAGCAGGTTTGCGGCTTGCCTCTGGCTGGTGCCAGCCTTGTCCAGCAGCCCGCGCAGATATGCCGGGTCTGGGTTGTAGGTTGTTGCGTCTGGCTTCATTCGTGACATCCATTGGCGGGAGCGAGAAGCCCCGGCCAAGGGGCTCCATGCGGTTACTCGGCGGGCTTGAAGTTGTTCAGAAAGTCAGATTGGCGGCTTCTCCCAAAAATCCATTTCCCCTCAACTTGATACTCAAGAATCCCGAAAGGCTTTCGTTCGGTTACAACAAGGATCACTGGCTTTCCGTTCTTGCTTGACAGCCATCGGCTACCTATTGCTACTAACGCTGGCTTCCCCATTTCGTCTTTCTCCGTTGTTCGCCTCGCCTGAGTGGCTGGCATGGCTTCACTATATAGGAAATTATTTCCTACGCAAGGGAATATTTAAGGGCTTCCTCCGGTCTGCCAAACTTTGCCGCCGCCAGATCGCCGGACGTGTCAGACTCGTTCGGGATGTATCGGCCATAAACCCGGCTGATCATCAGGAACGACGTGTGCCCCATCTGCTTGGCCACCCACATCGGATGCTCGCCCGCGCTCAGCATCATTGATGCGTAGGTGTGCCGGGTCTGGTACGGGTTCCGGTAGCGCACGCCTGCCCGGCGAATGGTCGGCGTCCAGAATGACTTCCTGATCTCCTGGTCGCCGTTGAATGCCCGGTTGTGCCTCGGGTCGTGGAAAACGGCTTTCCCTTCTATATAGGTGTGCTCGCGCTGGGCCTTCAGCGCCTCGAACGACATGGGCAGCAGGCGCACACTACGCACCCCGGCCGCTGTCTTCGGCGTCTCTGCCTCGCTGGCCGCCGCCGTCAGCCCCCGCGACACCCTCACCTCCCCTCGATGCCAATCAATGTCGCCCCACTCCAGCGCCACAAGTTCAGACGTGCGCAGGCCGGTCCAAAATGCGAACTGCAACAGGTTCCGATACTGCCCGGTGGCTGCCGCCAGAATGGCCCGCTGCTCGTCCGGGCTGAATGGGTCGATCTCGTCCTCGGTGCGCGGCTTTCCCTTGACCGAGTACGTCCAGCCGTCCAGTGGGTTCGATTCGATCAGCTCGTCGTCTACGGCATCGCTCAAGGCCGAGCGCAGGCACGATTGCACGTTGGCCAGCCGCTTGTTGGTCGCCGACATCTTGGCCATGGCCGCCTTGACCTCTTTGCGCGTAACAAACGCTAGTGGGAGCGAGCCCAGCGCCGGTACCAGAACCCCCGCAACGATCTTGCGGTATCCGTCCAGCGTGCTTGCCTTTAGGATGCCGGCCTTGCGCTCAAGCCATTCGTCCAGGTACTGACCCAGCGGCACCTGACCCGATTGCCCGACAGCCGATGCAGCCCGCTTCGACCGGGGAAACGCCTCGGCATAGTCGAATTCCCCCCGGTGAATCGCCAGATCAATCGACGCCTTCTGCTGCTGCGCCCGCTTCAGGTTGGCCGGCGTAGGCTCCAGCGGCAGGCGCTCCCGACGCTGAACGCCATCCAGCATAAAGCTGATCTCGATACTGCTCTTCGATGCCGCACGCACCCCGCGCTTCGCAGCCATACGCCACCCCTGACGATTCGTTTAGTTGGCCGACAGTTTAGACCTGTGCCGCGCTGGGCGGCACCGGCCGGCTATTCGGCTTTGGCCGGAAACCACTCGGTGTCGTACTCGAACTGGGTTACACGTTCGATTTCGATGCTTGGCAGCGAGCGGCGGAAGGTCTCGGTGCCGTAGGGTTTCTTCACGTAGTCGGCGGCCTCTTCCATAAACGACTCTTTGTAGATGCGCAGGAAGTGGTCGGCAGCCTTCTCGTATTGGTCTTCGCGGTAATTCGCAAGGCACAGGCCGCCACAACAAACGCGCCAGATAACACGCTTCGGCTGCGCCTCGGCCGCCTTGATCTTTTCGCCCATCAGTTCGACGGCGTGGCGCATCTGGTCAAGGCTGAGCTGGCCGATCCAGTCCGGCGTGCTGACGTTCATTGCGTGGCCGTGGTCGCACTTTATTTCTGCCATGTCGAATTCCTCGCCCGCCGTGCACCGGCAGGCTCTTGTGTGGGGTAGGGGTTATGGCGCGGTCAGTCGTGCAGGTGTTGGCGCTTGCCGGTCTGCTGGTAGTGCAGATCTTGGACGGCTATTTGCTGATCGATGGTGAACATCGGGTTGCAGGTGTTGCAGTGCCCTGTGATCTTTATTGCCGAATAATCGATTGAGATTGAGCTGTAATCTCGGCGGCACTGAGGGCAGCTGATGCCTTCGATATTGCAGCACTCAATCGCTTCGTCCTCATCCTCGTGGTGGGCTGCGCAGACTGGGCAAACGTAAAGAGTGGTAATCACGGGCCTACAGCACTCTCTGGCCTCGTCCTCGTCGTCATGAACCTCGCTGCACTCACCGCAGCGGTACAGCTCTGTGATTGCTACTTTCAAGGCTGATACTCCAGTCAGGCGCCGCCCTCCGTGGCAGGATGCGGCTTATTGATTGATGGTAATTCCAGTAGATCCGCAAAGGTCGGTGCGCGGGATCATAGGAGCCCCGCGCAGTCTTCGAGCAGGCCGTCATAGTCCCGCTTCAGCCGGTCGCGCTCACTGGCCAGCGCCTCAACCTTGCGGTGGATGTAGCGGGCGATTGTCTCGCCTGGGCGCATGTCGGCGGCTGGCGTGCCTCTGAGCACGGCCTCCCATTCGTGGACGGTCAGTTGTTCGGTCATGAGCTCACCTTTTCGAAGTGGAAGATCACTGCGGCGCCGGTTTCGGCTATCAGGCCGTAGGATTTGGCAAGGCGATAGATCGGGTGATAGCTGTTCAGGCTGTTGACGTGTCCGGCGATCCATAGCCGCCAGCCTTCCAGCGTTTGTCGACCCTTGCTGATATTGCAGGGCGCGCAGGCCGGCATCATATTCGTGATGTTGTGGTTTTCAGGCTGCTCGGCTACTTTGCCTTCCTGCCGGATTACCGGTTCTAAATGATCGGCATGCCACTTGCCGATGAGAATCACGCCGCAGTAAGCGCAGCACCCTTCGTACTTCAATCTGACCTGCTCGCGCTCCGCCTTCTTCAGTCTCATGCCTTAACACTCCAAACGCTGCCGTCTACCAGGTCACCGCGGCGAACAAACTTCGCCCCGCCCGTCAGGTGATGCAGGATCGCGAACTCGGCAGAAGTGCGAGCCAACGCGTAGGTGCGCCCGGTCGGGCGGTGGGTGTAGGTTGTGGTTTCCATGCGGGTTTCTCCGTGGTCACTGGCTGAGGATGTCGAGTTGGGCTTTGGCGCATTCGTCCGGGCCGTGCGGCAGGCGGCTCGGCTCGATTACTTCGTACTCACTGTCATCACCGTGATGACCGGCTTCACGTCGTGACTCGTTGTCGAATCGTTCGCGCAACGACTTGCTGATCTTTACTTCGTGGCGCGGCGAAGTCAGGAACTCGATCAGTTCGGCGTCAGTCATGGCGTCCATCTTGAGGATGGCCAGCTGCAGGACTTCGCTGATTTCTTCGGTGCCTGATCGCTCCCGGATGCGGTCCATTGCCTGGTGAATGCCGGTCCTGACCTTGTGTCGCAATTCTTTCTCGTCGTACTGCTCGCGCTTCTTCGCGGCCTTCGCTGACCGCTCCTGCGTACTCTTCGCCATATCCCTATCCCTTATCCTGCAAAGCGCGTGCGGTATTGCACGATGTCGCGGACTGTCGAGGCTCCGCCCCCGTAGATCTCGGCCAGAAAGCCATAGCCCTTGCCGCCGGTTTCGTAGATGGCCCGCATTTCGGCCACCTGTTCGCTGGTCAGCTTCGCCTTCTGATGCGATGCGCCGACCCGGCAGCCGCTGGGCGCCCTCGCGATCTCGCTCATAATTCATCGTCCCGGCAGATAGCCTCTGCCCACTTGATCGGCGACGAGCAGCGGATAACCTGGTTGATGACCGGGCGACAGGCGATGCGGACCTTATCGCGCACTGAGTACGCTGAAGCTTTGATGGCTGCGTCGGTCCCGTGAATCCGGTAGGCGAGCAGCAAGATCAGGATCGCGTCCATCATCGTTAACTGGTGGCTGGTATTGGGTATGGTCATGGGTGATACCGCTTGCTGGCAGGTTGTGTTGTGGTTGGCGCGCCCGATGGCGCACCCCTGATCGGAGTCGCATTACTTGCGCGTCCCTTGGAATCGAATCTGGAAGGTGTCGACCAGGCGCGTCATCTTGTGCCAGCCGATTTTAAGGTGGGCGCCGGCCTGTCGCTTCGACACTCCAATCTCAGCCATCGCGCGGAGCCGTTCGACCAGCGCCTTGTCCTCTTCCGGGTCGATGATGTAGACACCCTTCTTCCCCGAGGCGCGCCCTGCGCCGGACTTGAGGTTGATCCCGAACTGCTTGCAGATCTTCGTCACGCGGTCTTGAGAAATGCCAAGGTGCTTGGCCATGTCCAGCTTGATCATCGTTTCGCTCAGCGTTCGGATCTGATCGGCCATCTGTCGCAGCTCGATCTCTTCCTGCGTCAGCTGAGGCTCGATGCGCGGGGGCAAGGGTTTGAATTCGAAGGTTTGCAGCACGTCGATTTTGCCGCCCGAGCGCAGGAACGCTTCTTGCGCAGAGGCCAGTGTCGATCGGTCAATAATTCGGAGGTCGTTGTATTGGTTCATTTGGCACCCAAAGGAAAGGGCGCTCGGTGGCGCCCAGTTGGTGGAATTGGTTGGTCAGAACGGGATTTCGGGATCGTATTGCGAGTCATCAGGCTTCGGCTGAGGCGCGGCCTGCTGCTGGCGCTGCGGTTGCTGTCTCTGCTGCGGGGCTTGCTGCTGGTTGCCCGCTGCTTGCGGTGGAGAGCCGGCGAACTTGATCACGATGATTTTCCCGGTCAGCTTGAATCCCTCGCCGCCACCTGTTTTGGCGTAGGTTTCGATATGGGCGTCATCCATCGTGAAATAGACCTGCTGACCCTTGATCAGATACGGCGCCATCGCCTCGGCTTGCTTGCCCCAAAGGGTTGCATCGACCCACTGGGTCGGTCGGTTGCCGTCCTCCCCCTTTCGTCCGTAGTCGCAGGCCAGAGCCAGATTGATTACGGCATCACCATTTGGGGTGTAGCGCAGTTCGGCGTCGCGGCCAATGCGGCCGATATCGGTAAGTTGTGGCATTTTGACTCCTTGGTTTTAATCGTTTGTGCGCGCGGCCTTATGCCGCAACTTTTTCCAGCCTTACGCCGGCCATGCTGAATGCGGCGCCTTGGGATTCGACCAGGGCGTCGAGCGCTTCCCAGTTGACTGCCAGCACCGACAGAGGGGCTTGGCCGTATGCAACAGCCTTCACCAGCTGCTCCAGGTCGTAGACATTGGCCTGAAGTGGCGCTGCCTGATGGGTTGTTGCGGCGACGGGCTTAGCGGCCTGCTGAGCTACTTGAGCGGACTTCACCGGCGCTGGAGTCGACGCCGGGGCGGGCGTTGCGACTGGCGTGGGCTCGGGAGCCACTTCGGCCGCCTGCTTCGCCTTGGCTTCTTCCTCGATCTTCTGCAGTTCTTCCTTGCGGATCTTCTCGCGCAGGGCCTCGGCCTTTTCTTCCTCGGATTTCTTGTGCTCGGAAATGCGAACCTTGATCAGCGCGATAAGGTCGTCATTGGCTTTCATGACCAGCTGCTGGGCGTCAACAAACAGGAAGGCATGCTCGGCGGCCAGGGTGCGCAGGCTTTCCAGGTTTAGGCGGATGGCGTCAGCCGTTTGGCTGGCATCGATCTTCGCCCGGGCCAGCTCGGTATCAACCGCGTCCTGCAAGCTGGCGATGGTGCGCTTGTTCTTCATGGCGCCCGCGAAGTCTGCGGCGATCTGCGGCAGCGCCACTTTGCCAAGGGTCTTGTTGATCGCGGCGACGTGATCGGTCAGCGCCTGTTCGGCCGTCTGCTTGATGCTGGTCTTGACGACCAATTCCTGGGCCTTGACCAGCTTGTCGACTTTCAATCGGGTTTCACGGGCATGCGCAGAGACGCGATCCAGTGACGAGAACAGCTCTTCAATGGACTGGGTTTGCGACAGCGCCTGCTTCTTGGCTGACGCGACCGCTTCCTCAACATCGCCGCACCACTTGACGGCCTTCTTCGCGTCGGCGAAGTCCTGGTCGGTGGTCAGCGTAGTTTTCACCGTATCAATGACCGCCAAGGCCGACTGCTCGAACACTTTCAGGTTGCTGGCGGTAACCATGCCTGTCAGCTCGATGCGCAGCGCTGGCAGCTCATCCGGGGCTTTGCCGACGACGATTGAAGGCGCGCTGGCGACTTCATGCACGGCAAGATCTGCCTCGAACTGCTTCCAGCCTTCGACCAGTTGCTCGGCGCGACCGGCGACCGGTCGATATTCCATGCTGACAAAGTTTTCGGCGGTGCCATCGGAGCACACGAAAATCACACGTTCGGCGCCGCTCACCAGCAACTGTTGCTCAAGCTGCCAGTAATAGTGCGGAGCCAAGTCTTCGGCTTTCACCTGGGCAACCAGCGATTCGTTCCAGAGCTTGTGCTCGAACAGTGTCTCGCCGAGCATCGTCGCGCCATCCATCGAGGCAAGCAGGTTGCCCGAGGTGCCTACGACCGGATACAACTCTTCGCCGATCATTACCTCAACCAGCGGGCGGGCCGCCGCTTCAGTGGCGTGTCCCTTGTCGAAGATGAACTGCTGAGACGGCGTGACGTCCGGCGCGATGCCGGTCTTTTTCAGGGTCAGCAGGTCAGTACGGGTCTGGTACTTCGAGGCGCCCATCATCGCGGGCGCTTCGGATGCACAGAAATGGCTTGCACGCGCCGAGATCCACTCTGGACTTCCCTGCGAAAGGTTCAAGATTTTCATGGTCACTCTCCAAATCCATATTCCTGCTCGGCTTGTTTCCGAGCAGCGATGGCGGTTGATTTATCTTTGAATTGGCCTAGGTAAACGTGCTTGCCCTTGAAGCCAATCTGGGCCTGCCATCGGTCATCCTTCTTGTTGAAGACGACGCCAGTAAAGCCGCTACTGTTTTCCCTTGGGCCAAGGTTTAGGTTGTTGCCGTGGCTGTCGACTAATCGAAAGTTTTGGATGCGGTTATCAGCGCGATCTCGGTTTCTATGGTCGATTTCAAGTCCGAGCGGTATCTGCTCATAGCAGTACTCCCAGATGATCCTGTGGGCGCGAAGATGCTTTCCTTGGATGGTCACGATTCGATATCCATCCGCAGTGCTTTCGTCGGCGAATGCCCCGAGCCTTGCGCCATTTGGCCGGTAAACTGCATTTATGAGTCGACCAAGGCTCTCGTCGTAAAAGAACAGATACCGCCAGTCGTCAGGCGAAAACTGATGGTCTTTTGGAAACTGCCTACAGACTTTGTAGGCAATCTCCGCTTCGACTCTCGCCGCCGTGGCGGCCTCAAGAGTTCCGAAAGATCCGAGGTGAATTCGTTTTCCGTCGCTATTGATGGTCGCCTGCCACTTTCCCATCCGGCTGTGGAAACGAACCCCTGGGTGCGCTACATCCTCAGTCATTCGCCAGCCCCGCTGCGTCTCCGTCGAGGGCTTTCAGGTTGGTGATTTGTTCTTTCTGCGCATCGGTCAGCGTGTACTTGCTGCTGATGGTCGCGATCAGGTGTTCGGGGCTGGTTCGGTTGGCGTCAATCAGCGGCTGCCACTTGACGAGGTTTTCTTTCAGTAGGTCGTCGGAGTAGGCTGGAAGCGCTTCGGGCTCTGGCTCGACCTGCTTCTGGGGGCTTACATCGCGAGCGGCTTCCTCGAACGCCTTGCCTTCCATTTCGTCAGCCGTTGGGGCTGATCCGACCTCGGGGAATGCCTTGCGCAGGGCTTGGGCCTCGGCGCACTTGGCGAGCTGTGCATACGCTCGCTTCAGCCACATAGGATTCGGCGCCTGGGTGTCTTTCTTGGCCGTCGCGTAGTTCTCCAGCCAGCGCTCGTTGGCGGTGAACTCGGCCACCAGGCCGTTGCCCATCTGGCGCTTTACCGTCACCCGGCACCACTCTGGGAAGGTGACCTCTAGGCCGGAAAGCTTCATGGTGATCTCAGGCCCATAGACCGGCTCGCTGATCCCGGCATACTGCCCGGTGCGCGCCGCCTGAATCCGGTAAAGGCCAACGCCTGGCATCACGGTGTCAACCATGCGGCCGGCGGACTTGCTCCAGATAGGTACGATGTGCACTGGCTTGAGCATCGGGTCGAGCTGTGCGGCCTTGCAGTAGGCCAGAACCATGACCACTGAGTTATGGGCGGCGCCCGGGTAAAGGCTGCTGCTTAACACTTCAACAAGGGCTGATTCGGAAATGGCCGGCACATGCTCGGCCTGCTTCATAACTGCGCTCATGGTTGTTACCCCTTGGTCCTTTGGAAGAGACCGTTTATTAATTAAATCGGCGCGACCAGATCAGCCAGCGCGATGATTACGAGAAGGAAAAGCCACGGCGATGCGCCGATGAATGATCCGGTCCAGATCAGCCGGCGGCGCTTTGATTGGCTGGCGGTCATGTCTTCGCCTCGTTGTATCCAAAGAAGTCGCCGACCTGCTCGACCGCCGCACTGATCCGCACCTGGGCGGCCTTGCGCTCTGCCAGCCGGATCGCCTCTCGCTCAGTGCTACGGGCGTCAAGCGCGTCGTAGTCGTGAAATAGGTCAGCCAATGCCACCTTGGGGCGGCCGAAGTCATCGAATCGCTTGTCCCATTCCCGGGCCTGGGCGCTGTCTGCGTAGCTGGTGCTCATGGCTCAGCCCTCAGCAACTGGTCTCCGATGATGCGCAGGCGGTTGCGGATGCGGGCGCCCTGGGCGTTGATCTCTTTGCGCTCATCGAGCAGGCGGGCGGCAGCCATCATGGGACTGTCGTCTCCGTCCTCGATGTCGTGATTGTTGATGTACACCTCGACCGCCCAAGCCCATCCCTGCCAAACAACGCATTCGTACATTTCGAGGTCCGGGCGCTTGGGATCGAAATACTCAGCCCGGATCGGCTTGAGGTCGATGTACTCGTCTTGCTTGCGATTCAGCTCGCGAATGGCCTGGGCGTTCTCGCGCAGCGCTTTACGGTGCCGGGCGTATGCCTTGGCCAGCTCGACAAGCTTTTGCTCTGGCGTCTGCGTCATGGCCGCGCTCTCACGGCAATTCGACCGGCCTTGATAGCAGCCACAAGCTGCGGCGGCAGGGCAGTTACTGGAATCTCGCGGGGCAAGCCGGCGCCAATTACAGCAAGGCTTCGCTCGATCTCTTCGAGCTGTTCGTCGATCAGCGATTTAACGATTGGTGCAGTGCTCATGCTGGAACCCCTTGAGTTAGCGATGCGTTGTGGGTGGCGTAGATCATGTCGATACGGGCCGCATACATGCGCTGCTCGTCCTCGCTGATGGCCCGCAGAAGGAATGACAGGGTGATGGCTGATCTCGCTGCTGCGCTGGCGTTTGGCTGGCCGACCGAGCGCCTGGTGTTGTCCAGCTCGCCTTCGATCCAGGTGATCGCCGTTTGGTGATCTCGCTGCTGTTCGTTCATGTTGTCTCCTTGCTGCTGAGCTGGTGACGTGGAAGTGACCGCTATTTATGGCAATTAAAGTCGGCTGTGATGGTGGAAGGTGCGAGCCTGGCCGCTGCCTGGAATCCGCTGGCGCGCTTGGCGTGCAACTCGCTCGCTCGGGTAGGTGGCAGATCCGCCCATCTTTCCGGTAACGAACAGCCCGCGAAGGCTGATCACGTCCATTTCAAAGTCCTCGCCCTGTAGGGGCGCTCCCGTTTCGCTGTTCATCTGTATGCACCCCTACTTACATTGGTTGGTTGGTTTCCCGGATGGCACTCATCGAATGCCATCTAGTGAAATCAGTTGTCTTGCATCCGCCATGTCTTGCGGTCATTGGCCTCATAGGCCTTTTCGTAGGCTTCGAGGCTGACCGACAGCTCGCCGGCTGCCACCTTGCCATCGAAGACGGCAATCGCTCGCGCCTCGTCTTGCTCGTCCAGCGCCAGGAACATCGAGCCATCACCGCGAATGTTGTCGTCAATAACGTACAGCCCCGGCCCGCTGTGCCAGCTTTCGTCGCCAATGGCTAGCGTCACACTGTCAATCGCCCAGCCTGGAGCCTCGGCGTGGGAATGGTCGGCGCAATTTCTGATCAGCATTTGAAGCTGATAGTTGTTCAGCTTGATTTCCATGTTTTCACCCCTGCGTTGATTTCCCGCTGCCGACTCATCGAATCGGCACTGGTGAAATGGTCCAGGCCGCGCTACTGGCGACCGGCCTGGCTTGTTTCGTCAAGTTGTCCGTATTCGTTCGGTTGGCCTACCGGTGCTCCGGCCGATCCGCGGTGAGATCGATGGCCCGCTGTCCGCTGCCTGTA